GACAAATAACTGCTCTTTGTATTTTGCTTTAAAGCCACACTTTTCACAGTGTGGTTTTCTTTTATAGCCTTCTAGCATCCAACGAGGCTTAGGTGCGGGTAAGTTACGCTTCTTTCTACAGCAGGTATCACACTTAGATCTATAGTAAATCTTGCCATGCATCTTATAGTTGACTGCAACGGGCTTTTTACCACAGATTTCGCATATTTTTCGGTATTCCATACCAGTATTTAGCTTACTAACACAAGCAAACCTTTCAAAGGGCACCTAATACCATGAATTCTATCAAATAATTATAAATAGTTTAAAGTAACCTATTTAGAGGAACAAATACTATGGCACTTATATCACCTGGAGTACAAGTAACGGTCATTGACCAAAGTCAGTATACTCCAACTGCAGCGGGTTCAATCGCTTATGTTCTTGTTGCAACAGCTCAAGATAAAATATCACAAACTACAGGTACAGTAGCTACAGGTACTACAATGACTAACAGTGAAAAATTAATCACTGTAACAAGTCAACGAGATCTAATTACTAAGTTTGGATCTCCAATATTCCAAACAGATGCAGCTGGCAACCCAATTAACGGTGACGAACGTAACGAATACGGTCTATTAGCAGCTTATTCAGCATTGGGTGTTAGCAATCAAATGTACATCCAACGTGCTAATGTTGACCTAGCTCAACTAGAAGGCACAAGCATTCGCCCAACAGGTGAACCAGTTGATGCTACATACTGGTTAGATTTAACTAATACTAATTGGGGTATCTTCCAATGGGATACAGACGGCGGTTTTGTAGCACAAACTCCTAAAGTTATTACTAGCAGTACTTATTTAAGTGGTAGTGTACCGATTAGCTCATATGGTACTATTGGTGATTACGCTGTAGTCGCAACGCAACCAAGCAATCCTATTTACTACAAAGGTTATAGCAATAAATGGTCACTAGTAGGGTCAAATAGCTGGACAGCAAACGTACCTATTATTACTGGTCAAATTGCTAACCCAGGTAACTTAACAATCTACGATAAAATTGTTCTTAACGGTACAACAATTACAACTGGTGCTACAACAATGTCAGGTGTAGCGTCAGCTATTAATACTGGTATGCTTGGTAAAGGTGTTACAGCACACATTACTAGCGTAGGTACATTAGAAATATTTGCCGATACGACAGCGGCTAGTTCAGGTAACTTAGCATTACCAGATGGTAAACTATATATCGCTAAAGGTACAGCATACGGTGTAGGTAACGTTGACTTATGCGGTAAAGTTGGTTTATTTACATCAGCAGACGGCTCAGCTAACAACAAAACAATCCTTGGCCCAACAGTTTCATATGCAAGTTATACAAGTCCTCCAGCATGGAGATCAACAGATGTAACACCTCGCCCATACGGTTCAGTATGGTTTAAAACGTCAGCAACTGGTAACGGTGCTGACTGGGCTATTAAAGAATACAGTGGTGCATTAGGATCTTGGCAAGAATTGTCTGCTCCATTATACTCAAGCGATACAGCAGCTATCCAAGGTTTAGATCTATTAGGTGGCGGTGCTAATTTACCAGCAGGTACATTGTATGTCAAGTACGATACATTAGGCACTAACACTGGGTCATTTAAACAATATATTAAAAATGTAAATGGTCTATTAAAAATTACAGGTAACGTAGCAGGTGGTTCAGCAACATATAGTATTAGCGATAGCTTTACACTAGAAGTTTCAGTACCTGGCTCAACAGTCACACAATCAGCAACAGTTACACTAACAGGTACAACTGCCCAACAATTAGTTGCTGATATTTTAAGTCAAGGTTTACCAAATCTAAGTTCTGCTATCGAAACCAGTGGTGCTATTAGTATCAGTCACCAAGCAGGCGGTACTATTAAGATCACATTAGGTGTAGGTAATCCATTAAGTATGGCAGGATTATTAGCTGATAGTAAAGTACAAACAATCACAGCAGGTAGCGTATACTTAGCCAGCCCATTTACGGCACTAACATATACATATTCGACTACTGCTCCATACAGTAATCCAAATGATAATACATTATGGTACTATAATAGTCCGTTAGATGTTGACATTATGATCAACAATGGTAGTGGTTGGAAAGGTTATCAAAATGTAACTAACGATGCACGTGGTTATAATTTAGCTAATACTGACGACAATGGTGTTATCTTAAGTGCTACACAACCAACATTACAAAGCGATGGTTCAAGTCAACTAGCTTCAGGTGATTTATGGATCGATACTAGCGATTTAGATAATTTCCCGGTATTATATCGTTATGATGCTACTACAGCAGTGTGGAGTCTGATTGATAAAACAGATCAAGTATCAGCTGATGGTATCGTGTTTGCAGATGCACGTTGGGGAACTACCGGTAATGTAAACCCAATTACGGACGCTTTCCCAACAATCACTAGCTTACTAACCAGCGATTATCTAGATCCAGATGCTCCTGATTACAGACTATATGCTCGTGGTACATTATTATTCAATACACGTCGTAGTGGTTATAATGTTAAGAGTTTTGACAGTATGGCATTTGCAACAGCTAATGTTGGAGTAAAAGCATCTTGGATAACACATAGTGGCGTAGATCCTACAACAGATGTTCCATACTTTGGTCACAAATCACAACGCAGTGTAGTTATTACAGCAATGAAATCAGCGATTGCTTCAAGCACAGCACTACGCGAAGAACAAACACAGTTCAACTTAATTTGTGCTCCTGGTTATCCAGAACTAATGCAAGACATGATCACACTAAACAATGATCGCAAACAAACAGCGTTTATCATTGGTGATAGTCCGTTAGATTTAAGTTCTGACTCAACAACATTAGAAGCATGGGTTAAAAATTCAGCACTTGCTGTAGACAACGGCGAAGAAGGGCTAGTAAGTCACAGTGAATTCTTAGGTGTTTACTATCCAAGTGGCCTAGCTACTAATTTAGATGGTAACAGTGTAGTTGTTCCGCCAAGTCATATGATGCTACGTACATATATCCGTAGCGACAGTTTAAGTTATCCTTGGTTTGCTCCAGCTGGTGTACGTCGTGGCGTTATTGATAATGTTAGTTCAATTGGTTATATTGATATCAATGATAACAATGTATTCCGTAGCATTGGGGTAACAGTTGGATTACGTGATATCTTATATGCAAATGAAGTTAATCCAATTACAGTATTGCCAGGTGTTGGTCTAGTAGCATACGGTCAAAAAACACGTGCTAGCTCAACAACAGCAATGGATCGTGTAAACGTGGCTCGTTTAGTATGTTACTTACGCACAGTACTCGACGCTGTGGCTCGTCCGTTCATATTTGAACCAAATGATACAATCACACGTAACCAAGTTAAAGCAGGCTTTGAAGCTGTGCTAAATGATCTAGTTGCTAAACGTGGTATCTATGACTACCTAGTAGTATGTGATACAACTAACAACACTCCAGATCGTATTGATCGTAACGAACTATATGTAGACATTGCTATTAAACCAGTTAAAGCAATTGAGTTCATCTACATTCCAGTACGTTTAATCGCTACAGGAGCTCCGTTAGCAATCGTTTAATATACGTACATAATGGGAGAGGTGACTCTCCCTAGATGTAGATAAAAATAAAATAAATACTATTATAGTATTAAAAGGAAAATAAAATGGCAACAGCGTCATTAACTAAATTTACAGTACCATTGGCAAGTAACCAAAGCTCAAGTACACAAGGTTTACTAATGCCTAAACTCAAATTCCGCTTTCGCGTGACATTTGAGAATTTTGGTGTAAGTCAACCTACTACTGAATTGACCAAACAAGTTATGGACTTTAAACGTCCTACACTGACATTCGATCCAGTTGAAATACCAATTTACAACAGCCGTATCTATCTAGCTGGTAAACCTACATGGGAAACTGTTACCTGCACACTACGTGATGATGCGGGTGGTCAAGTGGCTAAACTAGTTGGTGAACAACTACAGAAACAATTTGACTTTATGGAACAAGCATCAGCTAGTGCCGGTATTGACTATAAATTCCTTACACGTTTTGAAGTGCTTGACGGTGGTAATGGTACATCAGATGGCAGAAGTGCCCCTAACATTCTTGAAACTTGGGAAATGTATGGTTGTTTCTTAAGTCAGGCTGATTATCAAAATGCTGATTATACATCAAATGACCCGATGAGTATTTCATTAACTATACGTTATGACAATGCTATCCAAACTCCAGTTGGTTCTGGTCTTGGTGCAGCAGTAGGACAAAAATTGGTTAAATCAGAACTTGGCATAGGCGCTATTACTGGTTAATCCAGAAGAAAATTATAAAAGCCCGGTTAAAAACAGATCGGAAGAGCACAAGTCTGA